CGTTCATCTTAGAAAAGACGTTAATATCCAGTAGGTCTTCGATCACCTCTCTCCGATGCTGTGCGCTAAGCTGCATGAAGGGGATAAAGGAAGAACTACCGAGAACAACAATCTGATGGAAAGACTTATGAGTTAGCTTTAGGATATTCTGTTCGAGCACTCTCTGATATTCAAGAGCTTTCGAATCCTGGTTAATCATAGAACCATTCTTCCAAATCTCAAAGATCTGTGGTTTAAGTCCGCGTACAATCTTGAATTCAGATTTGCCTACAGTAAATTCAATCTCAACAAGACAGTTCTTATTGTTAATCGAATTGACCAACTGTGGCTTATTGATGTTTCTATGTGGCTTACCAAACAATGCAAAAGACATGGCGTCAAGCATAGTCGATTTGCCTGCGCCATTATGTCCAACGATCAAAGTCGATTTATGCTGTGTTAGATTAATCTCAGTCCAATTGTCACCAGTGGACATGAAGTTTTTCCAGCGCAAAGTCTTGAATGCAATACTCAATTTATACCCTCATTTCATAATTTAAATAATCAATCATCAGAACAGTCCCAGCTCCTTCTCTTTTTTGCGAAGCTCATATCTAGCTTTTGAAACTATGTACAGATCTGGCATATTATATTTTTCTAAATTAGTTGAAATCAGATGAAGTATCTCATAATGACGTCTTTTTCTAACCTTCAAAGTATTTTCCCTAAAAGTCCATTCCTGGTGATTTTTAAAATCCACCAATTCGTTTTTTACTTTATTCCACAATATCTGATTCGGTGCTAGAGAAAAGGTTCCTACCGGAATAAATCCTAAAAGGGTAATCCCATTCTTGTTATAACTTCTTGCATGCCCATTATCAAACAATTTTTGTATATAATCTAGGTTAATTTTATGATCTTCTTCTGTTTCAAATGGATATCCAGTCATAATGTTAACTAAAGTAGGAATATCATATTTTTTGGTCTGTTCGAAAACGAATTCCATATCCTTCATGGTAAATCCCTTACCCATTTCTTGTATAACTTTTTCGCTAAAACTTTCCAGACCTATTTCTAACATACCTACGTTAGTCCTACCGGTTAAAGCCCAATCCTCTTCCGTCATTTGGCTTGGAGTTCTAGCAATAAACTGACTCCTCCACCACAAATCTTTCGCTCTTTCATCTGTTGCGAGCAAAGTCATAAGTTCTCTATAAGACCTCATACTACCATTAATCAGGCTGTCCGTAAAATAAAAATATTTTCTATTATACTTTTCCTTATAGTGTATCATCTCTTCTAGGATTTTATCGGCAGCCTTAAATTTAAATTTTGGCCACATGTTTATGATATCACAGAAATCACAAGATCTTACGCAACCCCTACTCCCGGTTATATGGGCTACACCTAATCCTAGATTAGACTTAGAAAGACTTTCATCATAAAGAGACCAATCTAGATCATCAAAATTTGGTAATTTTATGTCATTTAAATCAGGAAACTGATTGGGTTCATACGAATCTATACCGTTATATTTCAGATTACCATTCATGAGTTCAATTAAAGAATCTTCTGCGTCACCGAAAATATAATGGTCTATAAGACCCGATTGCTTTATGATATTAACTTCTGTAGTATAAAGTCCCCCACCGCCCCATACTATTTTTATATCAGGAAAATTATTACGAACTATCTCGCTCACCTTTATAGCTACCGATGAGCATGTTTGCCATGATAAAATACTAACACCTACCCATTTAGGATTTAATAATCTTATTCTCTCTATTAACTCCTCAAATTTATTCTGATTAAGATCTACGAAATGTTGGAAACCAGCCCATAGATCTTCAGTAGAATTTTCCTTTATGTATTTAAGTTCATAACTCTGCCAGATATTTTCAGAAAGGATGTTTTTATTTTCTTCAGAATTTATATTATGCTGCTCAATAGGGGAGTGCTCATAACTATGCCAGTAAAATCTAGATTTTTGATATTTCCTCATATTATCATATAATTCGATATTGAAATCTATGATTTTAGAGGTATATCCCGCTTCTTCTAGATGAGATTTTAAAATCCCTACGCCCACAGAAGGTGAATCTGGTCTAATCTTACCACTAATAATAAACAGCATATCTAACTGTTTAGTCATGCGACCTCCAAAGCCTGTGCCTCTGTTAATAGACTACGCATGTTTAACTTCAACCTATCCTTATCCAGATCAGTTTCAACTGCATCCACATAGCTATCAAGCAATGCACTAGTATCCTCTACAGATACGGATTCATCTTCTACATTCTCACCCATGAACTCATTAAAGTTCTCGGCGATCTTTAGGTCATGGATCTTTTGGGATTGCACTCTATCAATAAATCGATCGAATGTAAACAAGTCAGACTTATTTATTACAACAATCTTTACGAATTTTTGATCCAGTTTGGAAGTATCATAGATTGAATAATCTACCTTCGAGTCGTCATATACGATACGTTCGAAAAGCGTATGCGGATTTACGATCTTAGTTAACTCTCTAGTCTCTGTGTCAAGGACATGAAATCCTTTCTCGTCACCGGCATCTGACCAGAAGAATTCAAACTGTGTGCCGAGGTAGTGAATATTATCCTTCTGGGAACCAACGTGGAAGTGACCTGATAGTACTTTCTCAAATCGAGAGAAAATGCTATGGTTTAAACCAGCGTGAGATGCAACACCACGGAGTACATCGAATCCGATTAGTTCAAGATGTCCACCGAGCCAGTCTGCTTTACAGGTATTAATAAACTCCATCGACCTTTCATAGTTCTCTTGGCAGATCCATGGAAGCAAAGCCAATTTAAACCCATTTAGATCCAAAACCGTAGGTTCCATATGGATAGTTACTTCACCCATATAGTGTCCGAGGAGTTCTTTTAAGGAGTTGAGCTCGTTGGTGTTTTTATAAAAGGTATCGTGGTTTCCAGGAATGACGTCCATGTGCATTCCGTACTCTCGCAGTTTTGCAAGAAAAGACTTCCGGTAACGATGAAGTGACTTAAAATTAATGAATTTACGATTATCAAACACATCACCAAGATGGATGATACGTTTGATCCCATTGTCGCGTAGATACGGGAAGAAGATATCGCTATAAAAATAATCAGCATTATCTGCAAAAATGTCAGAAGAATTCCGAACGCCAACGTGAGTATCATTTAAGATTGCTACCTTCATTCTAAAATATTCCTATTTGGTTTCCAACCAAGATTCATTAGGTATTCAACATCGGCAATTGTTACTTTTCGTTCGTTCGGGGTAGGATCATAACGGATCTCACCTTCGAACCCAAACTTCTGAGCAAGAGATAGAACTGGCACAGGAAATCCATTACCAATATCCACTACAGGATCAATCTTATAATAATTCTTCATGATTGTAAATATCGCAGAACAAAGATCGTCCACGTGAATAAAGTCTCGATAATGTTCAGCATTGATATATTGAACTCTACCTTGCTCTAACATCTTATACAGCATGTCGTCACGACCTGGCCAGACAGTATGGAATCTCATACCCACAGATCTGGGTAAAGCTTCGGCTTGGAGTTCATTCATCTTCTTCGTGGTTGCGTATGGATTCGTCCACCATTCTTTTGCATTTGAGGAGGATGCGTAAAGGAATTTGGTTTTCGTTCCTTGAACAAAATTGACAGCGCACTCCATAGCCCCTACGTTATTATCGTAGAAACGTTCTGGGTTATCAACCGAATCTCTAACGCCGGCAAATGCAGCAAGGTGGATTACGTAGTCATGTTTATCATATTTATTCCACTCCTTCTGATCGCAAGCATCGCCTTCGAATGATGTTACTGCATATCCATTCTTAATCAAATACTCTTTTAGATGGGAGCCAATCATTCCCTCGGAACCGGTAAGTAAAACAGTTTTCATCCGAAAATTTCTCCAAGATCAGAATCACTACTAAGGGTAACAACGTCACGCTTCTTACGCTCTTTCTTTTTTTCTTCTTTTGCTAGCGAATCAAAGTAAGTATCTTTTTCTTTTAGCTGATCGATCTTACCCTTTAACTGGTCAACAAAAGCGTGTGCTGCAGCAATCGATTCTTCGTCCGCGTTCGCGAGAGCGAACTCATCGAATGGGCTTTGAGAGATGAACTTAATCTTGATATCCTGTTGCTTCTTTTCCTTTGCAATCCTACGAAGGAAAGCATACCAACAGATCTGTGTAAAGTAGGCAAATGCGTTAGGATTACCGGATCTTGTAGCAGCTTCAATATCATAATTATGAATTGCTTTTAGACAGTTCTCAACGGCATCCATTACCATCTCATCACGATAGGTATATCGAATAAAATTCACCTTATGGGATAAGCCTTCGGCAATCTTTAGGAATGATACAGCAATATAGTTTGTGACTTTGGGAATCTCTTTTCCAGCGGATTCTGCTTCCTTTACAGTTTTGATATATTCAACAACTGCTTCGCTGAAGTCTTTATTATTTACATAGTGTGGTTTGTCTTTTGGTTTCATAATATACTCCTAGCATATCTTACTGATTATAAATCAGATTCAAGGGTTTGTAAACAAAATTATCTATAGTCCATTATATCTTTTTCACCCAAAAAGAAATCGGCTAGAAGCTCATGTGCTGCCTGATTCGGATGATTATCGGTGGGGGTGACCGAATATTTTTCTTCCCACTCTTTTATTTCTACAGCACATATCCCGCCGGCAGATTTA